GTATCTTCGGGAGCTGCGATCCAATCTTTAGGTACGATATTTCCTCGAACCATAATTGGTCGTCCGACTTTAATTTTACCAGACTTTGAGATAAGTATATAAAAGTTAAACCCATCAAAGTCAAAGTCTTTAATGGCAGTAAAGGTTATGTTGTGCACTTCCCATGAATCTGGTTTAGATTTACTAAGATCATAATTAAATAAAGCGGTATTATTAGCATGATTCTTTAATATTAAGTTTACGCTACTATTTAATTGAACACTAGTATCCCTATAAATAGGAAGTCTTATAGAAAAAACTTCCCCTTGTTTTACTGATCGGATAGAGGTGTCCCATGACACTCCCCAAAATCGATAATCAGATTGATTTCCTGAATTTATGACAATACTATCATCGGAACTATCATAAGAAAATATAGAAGACATGTCTCCAGCAGGGCCATGTTGAATATGAAAATGTACCATATCGGAGGTATTAAGTAGTATATTACGATATCCGAGCTCTACGTTACCTAATACATCCACCCATTTATATTTAATAGGATCTGTGCTATCCGCTTCCGTAAAATCGGTATATGTACCCATGTATCTTTTAGTACTTCCACCATTCACAGTAAACCCGGTTCTACCATCAGAAGAGTCGGCATAAGCAAAGTGGATATATGATGTCTTACCATCAGCGCCGGCTTTACCCGGAATACCGTTGGCTCCATCAGACCCTTTCCACTTAGTCCAGCGATAAGAGCTTGGATTACTACTATCAGTTTGAGTAAAGTCCTGATACATACCAATATATGGTTTGTTTTGATCAGTTTGACTAAACCCTCCACCACTAGCGTTATCCGCATAAGCTATATGAGTGTATTGGGTTCTACCATCAGCACCTTTCTGACCAGGGATGCCTTGATCGCCTTTAGGGCCTTGTAGACCTTGAATTCCCTGAGGGCCAGCAGGACCCATAGGCCCAGTATCACCACGGTCACCCTTAGCCCCATCGGCACCTTTAATAAGACTCCACTTATACTTAGTAGGGTCTGTACTATCTGGCTGGTTGAAGTCAGTGTAAGTACCCATATACTTCTTACCAGGTCCGCCTAATACAGTAAATCCAGTTCTACCATCAGCAGAGTCGGCGTAAGCAAAGTGAACATAGGGCGTTCGACCATCAGCTCCAGGTTTGCCCGGAACGCCATTAGCCCCATCCTCACCTTTAACTCGTTGCCAAGTGTAATCTGCAGGGTTGGTACTATCTGTCTGCGTATAGTCGGTATACACTCCCATGTACTTACGTGTAGTGTCATTCTTAGACGTTGTGAATCCTTCTGTACCAGTTGCGTTATTAGCCCAAGCAAAGTGGACATATGGAGTTCTACCATCTCTACCAGGTTGGCCAGGCACACCATTAACCCCATCAGAACCCTGCCACTTACTCCAAGTATACTTCTTAGGGTCGTCGCTTTGGTAGGCATTAAAGTCCTGATAGATACCTATAAACTTCTTATTAGTATCGGTCTTACTAAAACCTCCACCAGAAATATCATCAGCATAAGCGAGGTGCGTATACTGTGTTTTTCCGTCATCTACGTCTACAATCGTAATCTGACCTGTTGAAATTATAGCCATAACACACCTCCTTACTTAGTTTCTATAGCTACTGTAAATGTTGACCTATCTTTAACATCGATATTAGTCACGCTTACAGATTTCTTCTTAGACTCAGGACGTTGCCCCCAAGCCTCATCTACAACACCATTGGCTAGAGTCTTAGTCCAAATATAGTTAAAGGCCTCACCTTTAGTATCAATCTCGGTATCATCCCTAAATAGTTTAGCAGTCAAGATAGTCTCAATGACATTATTCTTGAACGTATCACCATTACTTGAGTGTACAACTGTCATAACTGGAGAAACCCCATCATTAACTGTTGATACCGTAATGTCTTGGAACTCAACAATACTACCTTGATAGATAGCTTGTATTGTAACAAGTACAACACCACTAGTTCCTATGTTAGCCTTAGACACTTTAAATTTAGGGCCTGTTCCAGCTAGCTTATTGTCTATATAATAGATGAATTCAGCATCATTAACTTCGGAATTACCCTTCAATAAGGTTGGTATGAACTCACAACTATCAGATACCTCACGAAACATCGTAGGGCCTGTAGTTTTTACATTCATTTTGAAAGTTTGAGCCTCTGCTATCATACGCGACATTGTAGCCATCAGCGTTGTATTGTTCGATGGTCTAGTCGCAACCACATTAGATAGAACAAGTTTAGTTTTGCTAGGGTCTGTAGAACAACGTATCATCTCAGTAATACGAGCTCGGATAAGAAGCCCTCCAGCAAAGTGCTCGTCAGTAATGAAAATAACGTCACCAATCTTAATATCGTATTGTTGTAGCACAATAGCTGAGTTTAAGTCAATCTCCCAAGTAGTAACAGGGTACATATACTGTTTAAGCATACGCACACCGTAAGCCCAGGCTTCTTCTGAAGTAGTAAACTCAGTCTTTACATCACGAATAATCCAGTTATCACAGTTATCCCTTTTGTTCACAGACGGATAGAGCTTAGCGGATATAGGGGCATAGATCGTATGAGAATTACGCGTACAAAAGATTTCAGTATGGACCCCATCTGCGGCTTTGACCTCTTTAGCCTTAGGTTGAGTAATATAGGCGCCATCTTTATTCCGCATACGAATACCGGAGAATAGTTTTGTCTTATCCTCTTTCTTCACAACGGACACGACGTCTCTACCCATCTGCAACCTGATATCAGTACGAACACGGCCTAGACCTTCTTCACGATCTCCAGCAATAGCCCTTGATTTGTATACGTTTAAGATATACCTATCAATCTGACCACCTGGCGTTAATCGAGTTATAATCTCCAACTCACCATCAAAGGCCTCAACAAGCTTGATAATCCGAGCAAGACATGTGTCCTCCTCAGACTCAAACTTAAGCTTTAACTTACGGTCACGTACTTGACACACACCCAACTCAATACGAGTAAGACTAAACAAATTCATGTTGCCGACATACTCTAAGAATGTCAGAGCTTCAGTAGCTTCATAAGCTAGGGTCTTCTCATTGAGTAGCTCTAGGTTGGTTGACGTACACTCTAGCTCAATAGTTGTATTAGTCTCTTTCCTTGTCATCACGTTGAAGACATAATCTACTCCATCTTCATGGAAGGATATATATGCCTCAGATGTCAAGTTACTAATACGTTCATTAAGTTGACCATTTGTGTATTTATCTACAGTAAATTTAAAGGTGGCCGAACCCTTACCGCAGAATTGATGAAACTCTTCGTTGTAATACTTAAGAGAACCCGGTATATCGTTATTGATATGATCTACCACGTTCATCGCGTTATCATGTACAGATAACTGCCATGCAGGTTTTCTATTCATTTTGAAGTTTCGGCCTCCTTTCTTACAACCAAGCTTCTTCCCATTCGACAGTCACATCAGGCGCAACGTCAACAAATGGAGAAGAATGAATTTCTAGTTTAGACTCGCCAGGAGGTATCGTGAAATACCTTGAGCCGTTGATAAGGTCTCCTTCTGCAGATACGCCCTTCTTGGAAGATGCAGGATCTGCTATAAATGAGATCTTACCCTCATACATGTCTACAATAACTTCACTACCAACACCATACTTGTTAGGAACTAGGTCATAACGTTGAGCATGGTTTTTAAGGAAGCGAATTGACTGTAAGCATAGCGTATTAAGATATCCAACGTCAGGACGTTCATACTTAAGACGACCAAACATAACCCATACTTTAGTACATAAGAGGTGTTCTTTAGATGAGTCAGTGATTGTCTTAGGCGCTCCAGCATAGCTATATGTGAACTTAGGTCCTTCCTTAATAACATAGGCATTACCCGTACGACTGTTAAAGCCTGGGTTAGGTCGTTGTTGACCTGGCTCATTGTCATTTGAACCGAAGTAATTCTCTTCCCGTCTAGCTAAGTCTGATGCATGGATATCAGAGGTTGTAAATGTCTGCATTGTCATATCACTATCTGTCCAAGGCTTGTCAAGACTATATGCACAAATAAGTCGGTCATCTTCTGTCATAAATAGTAGAGACAAAAGACCAGTCTGACCGATCTTGGAGGCCCAGAGCTTCATTGTGAAGTCACAACGGAAGTCTTTGGCACCTTTCTGACCAGCCTTATCAGGCGATAGAGGATATTCATAAATTGTACATCCCCAATCTCGACCAACACCCTTGCCACCAGAGCCAGACCAGTGTAGTCCAGGAGCATCATACCCTTGACCACCAATACCCTTAGCCCTCCAGTTGAGCGTCATGTCATTAACCTCAGCATGACTAGCAAATGGTAAAGGTGAGACATTACGGTATTTAGCTGTAATGTTGGTTCCTTGTAACCAGCGGTTGGTATCATTTGGGGCAATACTCAATAACATATGCGATTGGTCGTATGCTCCGGTAGCTATGTTAGTACCTCTACTATCAGCCGAGCTTGTACCGATCTCCATAATACCATTTTTGTTTACAATACCAATCCAACCGTTACTTGTATTGTTCTTTACTCTAATTTTAGGGTAAGCGGGTGCACTTCCTGCATTGTTTAAAGTTATTTTGACGACTTTACCATCTTTGGTAAGTGAGCCGACGTCAGCAGAAGTAGTCTCCGCGTTAAGTACCTTTGTCAGTTCAGAATGGAGGAGTCCATCAGGAACATCGAAAGATATTGAGACTGTAACTTTGCTGTTTTGTATGTCTTCAGTAAACTTAGGTTGTCCTGTAACAACAGCCATGTAGTATTTACCGTCTTGGTCGTCGAATTGTAGTTTCTTAGGCCCATCTGGACAGTCTAGAGCCCGTGCTAGTTTAGTACGAAGCGCTAGAAAGTCTACAGGCCCTCCTGACTTGGTTCCTTCAATAGTTATAGGATATGTACCACGAGTACCAGATACCCAAGTCTTACCAAAACGGCCAGTACCGGCGGAATATGTATGATCCTGACCGGCACCAGCATTACGTTCTACTTTTGTTACAGCATCTAGAAGTTTACCGATATCAACTGCTTCAGTTCCTTCTCCAAATATTATGGAGAAATATGAATCATCTCTCATAGTTGTGGTAACACTCCATCTAACATATTTTGTCTATCTGTGAGCGTACGCTGAGCTTCTGTTATACCAGGAGCTAAGGCACGAGTCACGAGATCTTTATCCATATAAGTAACGTTAACTCTATCTTGAGCAAGGAGATTATTACCAATCTCAGTGTTTTCAGTAATGGCGTTAAGCTTCTTATCCACACTCTCAAGGTTACGAACAACATCATCAATAGAAGATTTATTATCGCGGATATTCCTTGTATTTGGATTAAGCGTGTTATAATCAACGCCAGCAGGAGATAAAGTAAGTGTGCCTGCTCCATTCCAGCGATATCCTTCAATATTACTCATATCCAATACAGGTGTAATAACCGGACGCATCTCAATATTATCATCAAGATAACCTGAAATCGTATCTATTGATTGTTGTACAAATGAGTTAACTCTATCCATATTGCTACTAATAGCATTAAGTGATTTAGTTGAACCTAAACCTGATGCAAATTCTTTTGCAATAGCCAAACCTGACTTAAATACTCCAGTCCATCCTGCACCAGAGAACACACCACGTTTAGCTGGTGACTGAGGTTGGTGATGTTTAACACGTGAGTTTACACGAGCCATAGCACCATCAATGGCAGCAAGAGCGGCAGAACTAGCTAGACCACCAGCGAATGCCAATGTGATAGCCTCACCTGATGCAGCAGCACCACCGGTACCTTTAAGTCCTCGCTTAGCAGCAGAGTTAACTTGTTTACCAGCGCCCTCTGCCTTACCTTTATTTTCACCAGATTGAACGGTGTCTGTAAAGGTCTTAACTGAGTTATTTGCCTCATCTGTCGCGCTGAATTTAAGAGACTCTTTAGTTCCTTTAGCTACTTCCTTAGCGGCAGTTTCAGCGGGGGTCTTACCCTTACCAATCTCAGCAGAATATTCACCAGTACCTTTCTGGGCACCAAGCACTGCTCCTGTAAAGTCAGTCAAAGCAGTTGTCAAAGACTTAGCTGTTTCGGCAGCCTTAGCGGATACATCGGTGTTCATAGTATCCATAGAAGCGCCAACTTGTTGATTAGCACCATCAATACTAGCAGCCGCTTTTTCACCCATACCTTCAATAGGTTTGAGATACTCATTCATATTCTCTTCAGAAACTCCTGAGAAGTCTCCTTCTGCGAATTTAGCGAGCATCTCTTGGTTGATTTCACCAGATTTAACACCGGCAAGTGCCTTAGTTACGTCAAGCTGACCTCCAAACTGAGCATTGAGTTTCTCAAAGGCTGCCGTGATAAGACCACTATCAAAACCGTTACCGTCGCCGGTAAGGCCTTGCTCAACAGCTTGTTTGAGTTGGTCACCAGATGATTTAGCTTGCTCTTTGGCAGTAAGCACACCATTAGCATACTTATACCCTGCTTCTTCAGCAATTTTATTAGCATCGACCTCAGACATACCTAGTTCAACCATTTTAGCTAAGAGCTTACCAGCTTCATTTGCAGAAATAGAACCCGATTTAAGTCCATTAATAAATTGCTCAGGTGCTTGAATACCTAATTGAGAACAGTAGATCCTTAAATATTCAAATCCATCTTTCGCATTACCAGCAAATCGCTGTGCGGCAGCCGTTTCTTCAGGGCCTAGTTTATCAAGGATATCTATAGCCTTTCTCACACCCTCTTCTGTAGCCAACGATGCATATGTTTTAGTGGCTTCTACAGAAT